AGGGTCTGAACTCGAATACTGCGCTTCAAGCTTCCCAGTCGCTTGGACAATTCAATCAAGCTGCGTACAAAGATCAAGCTGTCACTGATCTTTTATCTGGTATGGCTGGTGCTTATCAGTCCGCACTGATCGGTAACGAGGATCTAGCCGCTAAGTACAAAACAGCTACTGAGTTTCTTGGTCCTTCCACGGCGGCTAATCTGACTAACCTTTTTGGTCAAACCGCCGGAGCGCTCCAGGGTGAGGTTCTCAAGGGTGAGTCCAGTGCGCTAAATACTGTTACGCAAGGTCAGGTTGCTCAGGGTCTTCAGGCAGCTAACCTGCGTAACGAATCGACTGCTCGATTGGCGAGCACAAACATGGACATCCGTAAAGAACAGGAAAGAACGAAAAACGCGTTAGCTTTGCAACGTGGAGAGGTAGAAGGTAAGTTGGCGATGAAGCGGTTTGGGGCCGGGATGGCTATGGCTGGGGCTCGGGCGTTTGCATGACGGTTGCTACTGTCGGTGATTCCAAAACCGTAGCGGATTGGCTTGCTGCTCTAGACAAGTCAAATAAAGACGCGTTTGTTCACTATGCTAAAAACGCTGCTAGTGACGTTGAAGCCTATTTGTACGCCCGGTTCCTGAACCCTAAGTACCAGGGCAGCATCAGTGATTTAACCGCGTGGATACAGGAGAAGTACCCGAAGACTGATTTACGTAAAGTCTTGCTTGTCGAGATTGATGAGCTGCAAGATGATATTCGTAAAGTTCGGGATATGACTGTTACGGGCATGTTAGATCACGCCACGGCGGCTACGAAAATCTCCGCTTTGCAGAAAGAGTTACGGTCCCATATTCAATCCGTTCGGGCGATGTCTGACGGTATGGACCGCCGTGGTTTGCTCCTGGCTGGCGCCGACCGTTGCCTTCGCGAACTAAACCAGACCTTTGAATCTCAGCCGACAATCCAGACGTTGCTGGAAGACGCTTCGATGTTGGTCTGGTCTGTTCTTGAGCGCGAAGAAAAGAGTTAATCTACTCTTTCGAGTCTCTTCATAATATTTTCCAAGGGGCACCTGAAGATCCCCATAAAGGCATCGTTTACACCTAGAGAAAGCACTAGGTCAGCGTTTTCGATGTAGCCCCCAAACGGCAAGATCACTGCGGGTTGGAATGACACTACGTTTCCGCCTGGATCTGTCCACGAAATGATCTTGTCGTTCAGGGATCCACTGAACAGAGGTTTCTTGTCAACATAGAGGATCTTAGAGAAGTCTTTGTCGATAAGATAAGCGCCCAGGTGATACAGCAAGTATGAGAACCCCTTGCTGTCTCGGGTCATGTGCTTCCAGTGGTAAAACACAAGATGCCCGTAGCCGAGGTTGATCGGCGGCAGCGAGTTAAACGTAGGGGAACCGCCCGTTACTGTATCGAGTACATCTGTGTTTGTTTCAATGGTCTTACCTTTTTCGCATTCGATCTTTAAAGGTCTGGTCGAGTAAAGGCACTTCAGTTCACCTTGATCTGCGAAGAAGCACCAGTTCTTCTCAGCTTTGCCGACTACTTTGTTCTCGCCAATGGGAGGGATTGCCGGGTATAGAGCTTCTCCTTCTGGGCTGATATAGCAGACAACAACTTTTGGTTGATCGAACAGTTTCTTGTCGCCTTTGTTGTATCGACTTGCGTACGTTGACCCTACGAACTGAATGTACAGTTCTTCGTCGGGACCGTGGAACAGCCGTGGATCTTCGTAGCTGAGTTTGTGAGGTTTCGACCGAATTTTTTTGGCGCCAATGATGGTTGTGTCGTTAGCCAATTCCCCTAGATACACATCCGTAGGGGTTTCGTTTAGATAGAAGTAGTTCCGGTCGTAGCGAAAACAGAAGGGTTCGGGTTGTGTTCGCCACGCGATAAGAGTTCTGTCGCCATGCTTGATGATGCTGGGGCTGAAGTTAGCTACAGACTTTTCAGGAAGACCTTTGATGATTCTTGTGAAAGTGCCCCCTAATGCTTCCGCCTGTCGATAGACGTTTGGGATCCCTTCTTCTTCGTTTTTGATCAGTTGCGCCACGCCGGAGTACGCGTGGAAAAAACGATTAGTTGATTGCATAATCAAGCAAGAAGATCAGTGACTGCTTTAGAAAATCCTTTGGCGATGTGCTCCCATCTGTATTCCTTACGTTGCGTCAACGCGTAGCAAGCGTCAGCGACTTCCTCGTACGTTTCTTTATCTTTGTACAGTTCTGTGAGGCAGTCGGCAACACTGTCGATGTTGACAAGGCCGCGAACCACGCCGAGATCTTTGTCCGTTACCCAAGTTGCAATATCTGCGAGCATACCTGCCCCTCCCCACAGATCTTTACAGACTGTGTGATTAGGGACAACTTGAGGCTTACGGCAACCAGCGTGTTCGAAGCTGACTAGACCCCAACCTTCACCATCGGCTGTGTTCAGTCCAACGTCCGTGGCGTTGTAGATCCTGTTCAGCAGTTCGTCGGGCGGCGCATCTAGATAAGAAATTGAGTTTGAAGTGAGGATCAAGCGATTGTACGGATCTAAGCCGTACCGTTCCATTTCCCGCTGGAACATGGGCATAATGTCCCATCCCAGATCTTTTAGACCCATGTGCAGATACAGCAGGGTGTCTGGTTTATCGACTGCAAATTTGGCAAAAGCCTGAACAGTCAGGTCAATCCGTTTGCGGGGTTGGTTTCGGTTTCCGTTGAAAACGATGAATTTGTCTTTCGGCAGACCCAAGCTGTCACGAGCTTCATCACGAGACATGGGTTTGAACCGTTCGTTATCAACCCCGTGCGGGAGGACTGCCATCCGTTCGGGTTTGATCTTGTGAGCTAATAGACGCTCTGCACTTCCCACGGTGAACGTCGTGGCCAAATCCCAGTGCTCGATGTTCCGGAGCATGTCTGGGTAGTAGGCCTCACTATCCGTAGGGAAGTACGCAAAAAACTTAAATTTGTGCTGTTCTTTCAGGAAGTGAACGCTCTCCCAGACCTGATTCAGTACCCAGATATCGTTCAAACCGATAAAAACATCAGGCTGTACTTTGGATACGATCTCCGGCAGACGCTGAATCCCGAATCGATCAGGAGCGTTCACCGTGGCGGCAGGGTAGATCTTAAAGGGGTAATCGTGAGGATCCCCTACGGCGTTGATGCCGATAACTGTAACTTCGTGATCTTTATGTAGATGATCGAGTACGCTGTGTGTAACTCGCCCGAATCCGGTATTAGAGCACGCGTCTCCGTACCACAGAATTTTCGCCATCCGGCTGTAGAATCTGGATAGAGCTACTATAGCAACACTGTCAGGATACTGATATGCCGAGCCGGGAATCTTTTGCGTATCGCCGAGCTGCTCAAATAAAAGCAGTCCGTGCGCAGGAGTCCGGTCCTGTCGTTGTAGACAACATATACACTAAAGCGGCTAATGACTTTCAGACGTTTTGTACGGTCCTTGATAAACCCCCGGCTAAACATATGCTGGAGTGGCACCAGCACCTTATAACTGGAGATTCAAACAAGTACCTTATAGATATTGCAGGGCCAAACCTTGATATTCTGAGCCCTAGGGGTTCAGCAAAGTCCACGGTGCTTAACTTGTTCACCGCCTGGATTATTGGGAGGCATACGTCTGCTCAAATGCCGCTGCAGATTATTTACGTTTCGTACAACATCAACACTGCTATTCCTAAGAGTCGGATCATCAAACAGATCATCGACTCGGTTGAGTTCAAGAAAATTTTTCCAAGAGTCAAGCTGAAGACTGGTATGCAGTCTGACGTTGGTTGGTCGATTGACTTCGACTACGCAGGTATTCCCCGCGTGGGCGATGAAGAGTTTACATTAAGAGCTGCTGGACTTCGAGGATCAATTACGTCAAAACGTGCTCACCTTGTTATTATTGATGACCCTATAAAATCCAGTACAGATATTAAAAACCCTTCCATTCGGGAGGAAATGAACAACAACTGGTCGTCGGTTATCGCTCCGATTATTTTTGAAGGCGGTCGATCGATCTGTTTGGGAACTCGATTCCATCCTCTTGATATTCACAAAACTTTGTTTGTTGAATCAAAGGGCTGGAAACAGGTAACGCAGGAGGCTCTGACCTACGACAGTCACGGAAATCCGGTGAGTTACTGGCCCGAACAGTGGTCGGTTAGTTATCTGCAGCAGCAGAAAGAGCTAGACCCCGTAGCGTTTGCTTTCCAGTACCAGCAACAGCCCGTCCTTACCTCTGACTTGATTGTTTCGCCTGAGCTTCTCGTAAAAGGTGAGGTAGTTACAGAGTTTGATTCGCTTGCTGTTGGTATCGATCTTTCGGCCAGTCGCAATGAAACCAGCGACTACACAGCGTTTGTACTGGGCGGTCGGCTTAAAGATATGTATTACATCATCGATGCTCACCAGTGCCGAAGTATCGGAAATCTAGAGAAGATAGACTTGTTATGCGACATGCTGCTTGAGTGGGGGATTTTGGTTAAACATGATGATCAGTACGCTCCTACTTACTCCACGGTGACTCTCGTGGTGGAGTCCGTCGCTTATCAGGCTTCTCTTGCTGCTGATATTCGACGTGTGTTGATCAATGAGCGCGGGTTGACCAATTTACATATCCATGAGGTGAAGGGTTTCCGGGGTGACAAGCTGTCTCGCTTTAGGGGAACGCTTGGGATTCTTGAGCACAAAAAGGTGGTGTTTAACAAATATAGAAAGTTTGATGCGCTGTTTGAGCAACTGATAAATGTGGGTGCTACGTCTCATGACGATTTACTCGATGCGTACACCTGGCTGATAACCTTCCTGCAGCGTCGCGGCAATTTCTCAGTTGAGTACTGACATGAAGCGGATCTGGGTTGCGATCACAGCGCACCGCCCGTTGGATCGTTTAAGCACACTGCTTGATACAGTTAATCAGTACACTAAGTTCCCTTTTAAGGTTACTGTGTGTGTCTATGTCGATTATGACTCTCAAGACAGTTTGGATTTTTTAGAGCGGTCCTTATCCCTCTTTCCTACGTTAGATACAGAAGTCAAGGTCGCTAGTCCTGGGTACGAAGGCTGGTATTTGACCTGGGCACATAAAACAGACCTAGCGCTTGAGATTCTGAATCGGCGCCATGATTTTTATATCTACCAGGAAAATGATATGACCTTGACCTTGGAGAACTTCAACTACTGGCTGGCGTGGAAACAGAGGCTAAACGGACTCGGGTTTGAGCCCGGTTTCGTGCGGTATGAGGAGTATCAGGATCGTTTAGTTCCCTTTGATAATCACTATGAGTATTCGCTGATGGGTACTACGCCTAACGTTTGGTCTGATGTTGGTTTTACAGTTCCTAAGATTTTAGTTGTTGACCACGAGATTAGTCTGTTTGTTCAAGCAGCTAATCCGTATTACGGAGCGATGATTTTAGATCAAACAGATGGTGAGCGTTACATTCGTTCGGACAGTTATGATCCTCAAAAAAGCTACGAAAAAATAGGGATTAGGAACTGGCCAATTGCAGATCGAAGTTCGATGGGTTTGGCTTTTGAGAACGTCCCGCGTGGGTATGAGCATCGACGCTGCGTCCCGCTAATCAAAAAAGATGAAAAGTATATCTTAAAGAGCTGTAGTTTAATTAAACATAACGACTATAAATATGCACCAGAACTACAAAGAAACGGAGTTAAAGTTATGGATTATAAAGACATGTTTGTTTTAAGGTGAAGCTTTCTAGAGGTGCCGAGCACGTCAGAGTGTGCTACATTCTTGATGGTATTCATTGCATCAAGGTTCTCGCCAGAGAAGATGCATACAGATTACGTAAATTCCTAAAAAACAATGACGGAACAATCTACTGGTTCAACGCAGCCTGACGCTCTTGCAAACACTCTGAGCGAGCGTGGTAGCCGGTACGGGGCGTTTAAGGGCCACGCGGAGGTAAGTCAGGAGCTGAAAGAGGTTGTCTGGAGAGCTTTGTTACTTCGCGAGAAGTCATTAGAGCCGGATCAATCAGAAGCACTAGAAATGATTATGCATAAAATTGGCAGAATTATTAACGGTGACGCTAATTACGACGACTCTTGGCGTGATATAGCAGGTTATGCGATGCTTGTTTGTGATCGACTGAATGGAATTGTCCGGTAGAATAATGGAAACATCTTGCTGATATGGATCTTCGAGCGTTTGGCGGTATCTATCCGTACCGGGGCGAAGTTCCGTATACCAGTGGGTTTGGTTTTGTCCCTCCTAGTGGCGGCCAAGATCCAATAAGATTTTCATCTTGTCGAGGTATTTTTATCCAAGCTAAGAGCGGCGGCGCTGGTGGTTATCTCGCTGTTGAATTTAGCGACGCACCGGGTCAAGTTGTTGCTGCAGGTAACTTGAAAGGAGATCAGTTATACCCCCTTTCTTGCACTGCTGTTATTAGCGGGGATGTTGAAGGCGTCTTTGTGCTGTACTGATGGCTGAAATCGCTAAGAAAAGAGATCCGCAGAAGTGGGCTCGTGCCAAGGCTAAAGCACGGGCGAAACTTGGTGGCCATAGTGCTAGAGCAATGCAGTTAGCTACAAAGTACTATAAGGATATGGGAGGCAGTTACGAAGGCAAAAAGTCTTCTAGTAACCGTCTCTCTAAATGGTCCCGTGAGGACTGGCAGACTCGCGAAGAGTACGAAAAATCTAAAGAGAAGTAATCATGGAAGATTCTGACTCTTTGCGGCCAAAGCTGTTTTTAGAAAAAACAGTTTCTTCGATGGTGGAGAGCTGCCCCACGGCCACGGCGGACATTGAAGAAAATATCAAAAACAGAAACTGGACTATCGATAAGTTCAACTACGGGCCGTTAAACCCGGACTATCCGGATCCTGGGTTCTGGGAAGAAAAAGCGGCTATGTGGAACACCGATGTAGACCATGCGATGTCTGCTAGGTGCTGTAACTGTGCAGCTTTTGATCAATCGCCGCGTATTTTAGAATGCATTGTTGAAGGTATTAACGAAGATCGCGCTGCCCACCCTGAAGATGTCCTAGAGCTGGGCGATTTGGGTTACTGCCAGTTGTTTAAGTTCAAATGTGCGGCGAAAAGAACGTGTGACGCCTGGGTTCATGGGGGTCCCATCCGCTAATGGCTGATTTAGCTAGAGAAAAAGGTCGCACAGAGCGTTATTTACCACGCTCGGCCTGGGCTCAACTCAGTCCGGAGGAACGTCGGGCCACTGATGAGAAGAAAAAACAAGCCACCCGTGGTGACAAGCCTGTAAATACACGCGTTTCAAACACTGCGGCAGCGAAAGAGGCGCGTCGAAGGGCCTCTGCCTACATCGCTCGTAAGAAATCAGCCTGAAAATCAGTTCTGTATTAGCATAGTGGCAGCTTTTAGCGGCTGATGCTGTTCGACTGTTTCTTGTACTTCAACGAAAAAGAGCTTTTAGAGCTTCGCTACGAGATGTTGAAGGACGTTGTAGATGGTTTTATCATCACGGACGCCAACAGGACGTTCAAAGGGGACCCGAAACCTTTTACGTGTGTTGAAACTTTGCGTGAACTAGGAATTCCGGAAGATAAAGTTCAGGTTCTGCACGTTGAACTGCCCTCAAAAGAAGAAGTCTTAAATCCGTGGGTGCGGGAATACGCTCAACGTGATGCTTTGGCGGTGGGTATGCGAATGACGCCACCGGATTCTGTGTTTTTCTTTAGTGATGTCGATGAAATTCCTAAACCTGATGCACTTTTGACGGCTGTTGAGTTGGCGAAACAGAATTCTGAGCGCTGCGTGCGCCTGTCGATGCCGATGTTCTACGGTCGGGCAGATCTCAGGGTTGTAAATCCGGAAGGTAAGCCTGACGAGGCTCCGAATAACTGGATTTGCGGCACAGTTGTTCTCCACGAACACTTAGACCAGACGCTTTCTCAAATTCGCAGGAATGAAAAAGACATAGTTGTGGGAGATTGCGATGCTGGCTGGCATTTTTCATGGATGGGGAACGCTGAAAGACTGAAAACTAAGGTTCAGTCCTTCTCTCACTGCTACGACGACATTCCAAACGCCGTGGCACCGGCCCATAGCCAGGAAATGCTTGATTTTATGGATTCTTACCGTGCTTCTGCAGGTTCTACAGATCCTTTAGGCCGCACAGATCATATTTTGGTTGATTACCCTCACGAGTCTTTGCCGCCTGAGCTGTTTAGAATAGATCGAGTCAGAAGTTTCTTGCTTCCGGCTTCGAATTGACGGTAAACGGGTCTAAATCTAATGCCTGCTGACAATCTGAGCGTTCGTAGCCGCTTTAGTGAGATTCTTGAGGCTGCCCGCACTCAGGATCGCAGCAAGCAGTCCACAACTATGGTTGTGTTGGGTCATCTTCAACAGATGATCCTTTTGATGCTTAAAAAAGGCCTGTTTTTTTACTGTGATCAGGATACATACGAAGCTCGAACGAAGTTCTTACAAGATTTAATCGAGCTTAATCGGCTTGACATTCGTTTTCCAGCAATTATCCGCAACTTCCTTATTGACGGTTGCGGTCTGTTCTATTTTCGCCCTGATCCTAAGTTAAAGTACCAGATTTACTTTTTTAACAAGGATCAGTACAGAGTTTACCATGATATTAACGGCGGCATAGAGGAAGTCGTTATTATCTACAGCTATAAAGTCCGTAACTCGATGATTGGGCTCCCTAGCGAGTCCACGGAGCAAAATAAACGGTATGTCAGGCTGTCTTTGACGGCAGACGTGGTTTCTGAATACGAATCCAACACGGAACTAAGTTTCGACCTTGAACCCGGCGGGATTATTACGCCTAAGAGTAAAAGGCCTAACACTCTCGGGTTTATTCCCGCTGTGGAGGTTTTAAATAAGCCAAACGCTAGCGGCACTGAGGGCGAAGGTGAATTCGAACAGTTCATGGAAGCGATTGTGCTCCATGACCAAATGATGAGCAACATTGCGAAGAACATTGAGTTCTTTGGCAACCCCACGCTGGTTAGTTCCCGTCCCCGCAGTGATCTGGTCGAAGCTACTGGCGCGGATCGCAATTTCCGCCCGACGATCAGCAGTCAGAGTGGATTCGCTGGAATTGATACACCGTCGACTCGGGTTTCAGATCCATTTGGATCTTCAATGGCGTTTGGTGGTTTGCGTGTCCCTCGGATTATTGCAAACGTTGAACCTTCCGACCGGGTAGGTTTCCTGACCCCAGACCCTGTTAATGGGGACATGAATCGCTACGCGTTGCTACTGCGCGAAGAGATTCGAACAGCTTTAGGCGGCGTGGATGAGATTTCTATCTCTGCTGGCGCCACGGCGACTGAAATTAAAGGTTTGATGGGTCGAGCGCAGGCCACGGCCATGCGTAAAAACAAGAGTTTCTTGACCTATGGGTTCTGCAAACTCTTGGAAATGATTATTTATCACCAAGAGAACGTTTTTAGGGAGACTTTTGTTGAAGTCACGGGGATGAAAGTCCCGAAACCTCCGACTGAGCAAACAGAAGAAGCGATTGCTCGCTATCAAAACCGTATGGGGCGGTTCGAGCAAGAGATTGATGCGAAGATCGCTCAGGCTTTAGAAAAAAATAAAATCCCGCGTGGCGTCTTCGGTTTACCTCCTGATGGGGATCGTACAGTTTCCTACAGATTCCAGGGTGATGTCTATGAAGATACTGCATATGATATTAATCAGAAGTCTATCGTTGTTCGTAACTTACAAGAACTTGGCGTTGACAGTGTAGAAGCGCTCAAATTCTTGTTCCCAGACAAGACGGATTCTGAGCGAGCTGAGATGCTGAAAGGATTTCCTTTCAGAATGGTTCAACAAACTCAGGGCGCTTTTAGCCAATTTCTATTATTATTGAATCAGATGTTGCAGACGCCACATCCGCTTGCGCCGAATCAGCCGTTAGCTGCTGACCCTCGGCTCAACCTAACGGCCCTGTTATACAGGACTTTCGACCACCTTGCGCAGGAACTAACCTACTCGGGCAGCTATGAGCCAGCAGATCCCAGCTTCGATCCCGAGCCCGGTATCCCCGGCGGTAGCGGCCCCTCAGGCGGCGCCCTCAATGGATACGGGTTCAACCAACTACCCGCAATGGGTAGCAACTACCCAGGGGGCACCTTCGGCAACTATGCCCCAACAGCCGTCGCCGGTAACACCGGCTATGGCCCCTTCTACCAGCAACCAGTACAGCCAGTCTCCGTCCAGCTACTCCCCGAGCAATCCGTGGGAAGCGGCGATGAGCAGCTTGGAGCGGGTGGTTTCCCAAATCTCGCCGTCCCCCAGCCAGACAGCATCGTATCCTCAGTACCAAACGGCACCGCAGGTTACAACA